TCATGATCAATGGAACACTCTCTACACTCAGTATCGTGTGCTGAAGTGCAAGTATCACTTTCTTATTCGCCCCCGGAGGACTCTTGCCGATATGGACGAGTATACTCAAGCCGGGACTATCGGCGTCTACCCGGAGCAACCTGACAGCCCTGGTCGTGCCCTCGTTATCATCGAGAACTCTCTCGCTACGACCCCGAAATACGCTGCGGACGAAGGTGACAAAGTTCGCGAAGTCGGACGCTGGGACCGCCTCATGACATGGAGAGAATTCGACCGTACCAAGGGAAGCTTATCTGTATCCGGAGTTCACGACGTGAAGAAAGTTCTGGACGACCCGCAAGATTTCAACGATTCTACTGCGTTCTCGACGAACCCCGCGCACCCTACCTTTATTCATCTCTCAATCCAGGCGCTGCGCTACCTGAGCCGTGTTCACGACTTTGAAGTCACTCTGACGCTAGACTACGTCGTGCAGCTCAGTGACCCCGTGGAAATTGCCGGCTCCTAGGCTCTGGTATTTGCCCGCCCGCTGCCCGCCGCTAGGCGGTCCGAGGGGCAGCGCGAGCGGACACCTCCCAGGTGTGAAGGGAGCTACGCACTGCCGCCGGAGGCAAATTATCTATAAAAATGCCACCACGGAGTGGCCGCCGGAGGCACACGGCGCAGCGACCGTAGGGAGCTAGCCGTAGGGGGAACGTTAGTGGACGCTAATCACATTATAATAAAAAAATATTTCAACTTCATCTTTTTTATTTTGCGTTCCGAAAAAATGGAACTTTCTAGAACTGCGTTCCGAATTTGTATTTTCTCATAAATCAAAAACCAACCATGCCCTCCAAGCCCGACGCCCACACCCGCGAGAGAAACTATTGTTTCACCGTGAACAACTACACTCAGGCCAACATCGATACCTTAATTGGGCTTATCCTGAAGTGCAAGTACATCGTTTACGGAAAGGAGGTCGGCGAGTCCGGGACCCCTCACCTGCAGGGGTTCCTGGTCTGGAAAGACCCCCGAACGTTCCTCGCTACTAAGAAACTCCTTCCGGCCGGTGCCCACATCGAGGTCAAAGTTCGCAAGTCTTCGTTCTACCGCGCTGCGGAGTACTGCAAGAAAGACGGTGACTTCTCCGAGTCCGGCACCCTCCCCAATGACCCCGAAGAGAAAGGAAAGAGAGGCGCGGAGTACTGGGAGGCCATCAAGCACGCCGCCCAGCAAGGACGCCTCGATGATATCCCTGCTGAGGCCTACCTCCGCTTCTACGCCACCATCAACCGCATCATGCGTGACCACATCATCATGCCTAACGATGCCGAGGACGTAACTGGAGTCTGGTATTACGGAGATGCTGGCGCTGGCAAATCTCGTGCTGCTCGCCACAACTTCCCCGGCGCCTACATGAAAATGGCCAACAAGTGGTGGGACGGATATCGCAACGAAGAGAATGTCATCATCGACGATATCGACCCCCGCCACAAGGTCCTTGGCCACCACCTGAAAATCTGGGCTGATCGCTACGCCTTCCTCGCCGAAACCAAGGGAAGCGCTGCCGCTATTCGCCCCAAGAAAATCGTCGTGACCAGCCAGTACCCGCCGGAGCGCATCTGGGACGACGAACCCGAGACCGTGGCCGCTATCCGCCGCCGCTTCTCTGTCGTGCACTTTGACAAGAAATGGATCGTGCCTCCCCCGGTTGAGTACCTGGCCCCGCCTCCGGAGATCAACTTGGCCGAACTCTCCACTGAGAATGTGTTGGATGAAATCCCAACTCTCTTCATGACTGACGAAGAATTTGAGGAAGAAATCGGGAAACTTCCCAACGTTTTCACGGACGACGAGTGATCTATTTTTAGAATGCACATAAGGGTGGGGTTTAGTATTACCCCCACCCTAGTGTGCGAGTGCGATTTCAAAAATAGAATTTGTTCACTTTCCAAAATTCCCTCTATTGCAAAATGCCTCGCTACTCTATTAAAAAGCGTCGTCGCGGTTATCTTCGCCGCAATCGTACCTCGGTGTCTCGGTTGGCTCGGCAGCGTAAAGTTGCTGGAGCCAGAGCCCGAAATGTCTTGCGCAGAGGCATCCGCCGACGCAGACGCCGACGCTTCTCCGCTATGGGCCCACTTGTGTCTTTTGGTAGTCTCACTAAGCCAAAAATTACTACGAGTATTCGCTACGTGGACACCATTGTGATGGAACCGGGTATTAATCAGGCAACCTTTGCCATCCGGGGTAACTCCATCAATGACCCCCAATACAGCGTTGGTGGTCACCAGCCTCTATTTCATGATCAATGGAACACTCTCTACACTCAGTATCGTGTGCTGAAGTGCAAGTATCACTTTCTTATTCGCCCC